TAACCCTACCTGGGTATTTAAAAGTATAGTCCAAGAACATATGCTCGACCGTTGAGACATTTGCCTTTGGCTTTGAAGCAGTTTTGATAGTCCAGACAGGTACGTCTTGCCCGCCTATATTAACGAGAAACCGATACCGACGTTTTGGGTCGCTGGTGCGATTCCCCCACCATAAATTTGCCATTACTTATTTTCTCCTTGTGGTGTCATAATATATAGATGATTAAAACTATTTTTAATCCTCAAAAGATGCTCCGCTATTGGTGATAACAAAATCGATGGCGAAGAACTCAACAGAGCGAGTCGGCTTCACAAGCAACTTAGCATAAACAATGTTCCGATCGATTAGATCCGGAGTGGTCGTTGTTTCATCAAGGATTAGACGGAAGTCATCAATACCAAACTGAGCCTTGACACTATCCAATAGTGGCGTTGCCTGAGCAGTAAAGCGATTCCAGGTGTCTCTAGTGTTTTGCTCGAACAGAAGCCTAGAGGCGATGAATGATATTTCACGCTTCAAGAACACCATAAGGCGACGAACGTTGATTCGGTCGAGGGCACTTGCAGTTTGCTGAAGTGTTTTTTGTCCGAAGATAACGATCCCTTCTGCTGGGAACTTGGCTATTGGGTTAATGTTTGCTTCATACAAGTTGTCTCTGTCATCAGAGGACAATCTTTTTGAAACATCCAAAACCGGAATACCGCCTGCGCCTTCAGAGAGTCCGCCACGCTGGAATCCAGCAGGGGCGAACCAAGGTGCAGCGATCCTATCTGTATTAGAGAGAGCACCAAGAGCGACGACCGAAGGAGGTGCCCACAGAGTTCTATTAGACACAGTGTCTTGGATAAGCACCCACGGAGCATACGTTGCGCCGTAGCTAGAGTTAATATTTCTAGACTTCAACTGATCTACTGCCTGCTTGATAGTGAAGCTATTTCGAGATGCTGCACTTTCAGTCGTTTCTGTGTCAGGAGTATAAACCTTTCTGATATCAAGAATCGCTAGCGCATCACCACGTTTTTCAACGGTGTCAAGCAAGTGCTTAGTAGCAACCTCTTGCGTAATGCCCGGCATCGTAATCAGGTTAAACTGAGTAGTGTCGGCATCAGACATTATGTTCACAGCACGCTTCAGCGAGTGCAGTTGATAGGATTCGTTTTCGTCGCTAGCTTCTGTGAAGCCAGACAGACGGAAAGGATCTCTCTCAGTTACATCGAAGCCATCGCTACCACCTGCCAAGAAAGCCGTAAACCTATCTGCGCCTCGGTCAAGCGTACCTGTGTAGGAAGAACTCACTGCCGAAAGGCTTGTTCCAGCGATGCGAGATCCTGATGTGTAGGTCAGGGTTCCATCTGATTCTGCTACGATGTCATCAAGCGAGAATGTCCAAGAAACAACAAGTGGATCGCTAGATACACTGCCCGAAGATTGCCCGAAGCCTGAAGCTTCGACATCATGAGTTACAGCATATGGTGTACCTTGCAGTCCCTTAGCCAATGGGCGCAACAGATCTTTCACCTCTTCGTTGAAGTTAGTGTCTGTTGAGCTTTTGCCACTCCAAGCACCCCAGTAAACATTTTTCAATTTACTTGAGTTGCCCCAAACGCTTCTTTTTCGGAGAGGCACCTCGGGGAACTTAATGGAAGCAGACAAACCAGACGGCGCTCGGGCGGTGCCTTCTCTGCCTGGGTTAAGAGCGATAAGGTCGTTATCGGCTGCATTGCCAAGCTGCTTTTGGTGACCCGCAAGGTTACCAAAAGATGTAGCTATACCGCCATTGACCATAGATGCTGCTCGTAGAGATGCGGATGTGTTTGGCACAGCAGTTTGCCCGAAGCTATAAACTTTACCAGATCCGGATGCGATTGAAACATTGCGGTACTTAAGAGGACCCCAAACACCGAAAGGTAACGAAGCTTCTTTGTGAGCGCCTCGATCCACATCCTCATCCATAGCAACACGGATATACTTTGATTTATTGGCGTATTGTCCGTAAACTCGGTTGAGCTTCATTGTCTGATCATATTGCTCGTATTGGTCACCAATAACTCTAGCAACGTAATTTGGAGAAGCAGGATTAAGATTTAATCCGTCATATCTCTCCAAGATGATAGGGTTTTCATCAGTATCTGTCATTTTTCTGATTGTCAGACCGAACGTTCCGTAAAGCTCAAAATCCCCTTGTGGTGCTTTAATATCCACAATAGAAACTTTAAGATCTTGTTGCGCAGATGCGCCAGCAGTTAGAGACTCAATTCTAAATAACCTCTGCATACTTGCTGGGTCATAACTTCCGGAGTTTGTGCTTAGATCCTGTGCCAGGAACCATCCTGTAGATGCTTTTTGAGCAGGATAACTACGATCGCTATGCTGCGTAGCTATTGCCAACTGGTTCTGCAACGGAAGGATGGCACAATGGAATTCACCAGCGTTGACATTAGCACTACACACACCAATCGAAGAAGTTGTTTCTGTTAGGAGTTGGTTTTCATAGCTTTCGCCAAGCCAATACTCGCCACCCAAGTTATTAGCCTGCTGGGCTGCCGACGTAATGACATCATTTGTCACTGTTGGGTTAGTATTCAAGACCTTACGAATAAAATTGTCTCTAGCCGGGTTAAGGCTGATTCTTGTTTTTTGCAAGGTTCCCAAGGTTCCGCCAGTAGCCAAGCCAAGGAAGATATCTCCGTTTGGTTCCGACTTGAACAGCGTGCAACCAGATCCAGTAGTCAAGCCAGTAAGTGCAAGAGAGCCAGATATAATAACACGTCCCTCGGTGCAGTAAATAGTAGCAGCCAATGTTCCAGTAACTGGGTTATTGGTGGCTGGGGCGTCCTTTAGGCTACTCGATGGGAAGACAAAAAGTCCATATGCGCCACCAGCAGTGGGGTCGGCACTTACTGTACCTGCGGTCCAACCGGCTTTACCAGCGGTTGAAGCATCTGTGGTTTCCTCTCCTAAGAGTCGCACATAAGTAATCGGTGCATTATTTCTCAGCCATGCTTGTGCAGCATAAGCTCCATATGTAGGTCCGGTTGGTTTACCAGATCTCCAAACATCGCCGCCTTCGTTACCCGCTACAGGGGATCCAAAAGTTTCAACAAAATCTGAGAAAGATGAAACTGTTATAGGTGTCATCCCCGGTCCTTTTGCTGCTCTACCGATAACAACGGGACCAACGCCTGCCGGTGTAGCAGGTAATTGAGAATTATCGATCTCATCGATAAAGACCCCTGGGGAAATGAACTTGAATTTTCTAGAAGAGTTGTCCGCCATTTTATTTATATTCTCCTCGGTATAAAGTCTGGTATATATAAGCTCAAATACAGATTTGCGCTACTACTAAATAGTAACACAAAATATGAAACTCCCTTCAAATACTAAGAGCGATATTTATCTTTCCGTCCAGCATGAAAATCTAGGTCATCACCCACGATTACACGCTCTCGTTGTATTTGAAGTTTTGCTGCCGATTGTCTCCTAACAACGTTGGGAGTTTCCTGGTTCTTGTCGGCTCCAATAATATAACCAAGAACATTTATGGTTATTGTTGTTCTAAAAATTCTTTCTGAGGTCTGCAATCCCGCAGAGCTATCATCTAGTGAAAACTCCGGAGTTATGAACGCTTCATAATAGTTTTCATTGTGGCTTATTTTAAATGCACTTGGAGTACTAGTTGCCACAGCAAACGCAGATATAATTTCATTCATCTGTTGCTGATACTCGGACACAACAGAGATACTATAATTAACTTCCAAGAATGTTGGCATTGGTACCGACAAAGTTTCATAAACAATGTTCTTATTCTTGTTTGGGAATGTTTGATAATTTTTTATTTCACCATTTGGTGATTTCCTAATTGTATTGGCATTCGCAAAGTTTCGTGTTTTGTCCTGTTGGACTACTCTTGCTATTTCAATAGACCCGCCTCGATCATAGTAATCAAAATAAGGAGGTATGTATACGCCATATCTTCCTTTTTTCGCTGGGTCAGCAGTCAAAGAGTTTTTAATAATAGAGATTAACGGATATATAAGGGTTCTACCATTAGGTCTTAAGTCTGGGTCTGCCTTTATCTGATATGATCTCTCGGGTGTCGAGAAAAGAACTGGCACTTTTTTAAACCCCTCGTTAGTCTCTGTGAATATATCTAACTTTTCATTAATATATTCGTACAAAGCGAAGTCTATATCTTCTATAGTTGAGGGAGTCAAAGGGTACGTTGATGCTCTTTGGACGTGGGGCGTCTTTGTTCTAATTGGCATTGAATAATCCTCTACGGGCTTGTTTAGCAACCAAAGTTACCTCTAGAGAGGTGTTGTCGTCGAATGCACTATCTTGTCCAAACAGATATCGAGGTTCAAAAATATCAACTATCTCAAAATACATCTCGTCATACTGCACAAAGTCACCGAGCCTAGCAAACAAATTTTGATCCTCTGTTAGCCTTCTTTTGTGCAAATGTACGTTAATATTATAAAGATTATCAAATCCATATTTTTCCTGCACCCTGTCAGAGCCAACATATTCTATCAACCCATAGACTCTGATTGGACGTAATGTTGTTTTCTTAATAGATTCCCCGTACAAGGGATGAAAATTTGATTTCTCTATGTCTACTGGATAATATAGAATTTGTTCACCGACAATCTTCTCGATGATCTCATCATTAATTTGTTTAACAAAATTACGCTCAGCTTTTCCGACAAAAAGTGGAGGAGGTGGCTGTACGGGTTGCGTCCATTTATTATTTGCCACTTATGTTACCCCACATATATTCCGTGAGGAATAGTCTTAAGTGTTTCATTTACACTGGCTTGGAGTGCTGCGTCACCCTCGGCTAGCTTGCCGTAGACCAATTCGTCTAACACAGCCTTAAGTTCATCTCTAAGTGCTGCCTGTTCCTCTTTAGCCTCAGAGATCAAAGCAGGTCCATTAAGGGTAACATCATTTCCTGGAATTGGAATAGATCCTAACTTAGATCTAACTTGTCCCAAAGTCTCTTTGCTTAAGGAAAGAGCGAAACGTCGGATCCATTGCTTGCCTATACTATTAATATTTCTATACGGAATATTAGAAAAGGGCAATGTGTTCATATTATTAACACCATCCGCACCATATTTTCTATCCGACTTTTCTGTAAAAGCATCTTCCGAAACTCTAAAATCTACCCAGAATTTACTTGGGTCGTTACCAGTAGGGACTGGGAATATTCTTAGCTTGTTATCGTTTATCCTAAATGAGTAATGAGATCCTCTAACTCGTAGATCCTCCTCATAGGCATATGCTT